CCCCGGGGTTATTATTTCATGGAGTATTTGGTAATAATGACGGGATCCAATATGCAGTATCAGAAAATCTCGGATTTATACTGCAGATCCCCTATTATTTTGGACCTGGAACCTGTTTCTTTGCGCTTCGATTTCTTTTCCAGGTGAATTTTGGAAAGAAATGGAAGGTATTTCATCATCAAAAACGGCTCGGAGTGGTGTTTTTTGAGCTTGAAATATCGTTTTAGAAGGGAAAAACAGCGCTAACAAGCTATTTTTCCGTTTTTTATCCTTGTTTTGGTTACTTTTTTAAAAGTAATTCTGCGAAGCACACACGACCCGCCCGGATGAATCGCCCGATGTCGGCGAAAATTCAAAAGCGGATATATGAGAGGGAAAATCCCACATAGAGAAATCTCTATACAATAAGAAATCCCACATGCTTGCATGCGGGATCTCTTATTGTATAGACCTATTACTGCCTCACTGCTTGCAGTGTGGCACAAGTGGGTATGCCAATAGGGACTACTTAGTCCCTACCTTTGAAAGGCTCAGGGGTTGCTTTTGTTTGGCGATCTGCAGCCATTTGTATCGGCACATCAGATACTTAAATGCATCAGTTAGATTTGTAGATTCATATGCAAGCCTTGAGGATGGTAACTTATCTCCTGTCTTGACCTTTTGTATCTGTCCTTTTGATCCTTTTGCCACAGGGGTACACTCCATCTGGCTCTTTAATTCCTTGCATTCAAACTGATCAATCAACAATGCAGGCAGGCGTTTATCCTTATTGCCCATCATTACATTCATGAGATTGAATTCTTCTGAATGGTAGATATCGCCCTGACCTACGTTCTGCAGGTTGACCATCCATCCTGTCCGTATGTTTGCGGTATTGTATTCGATGTCATGCTTTAACTGTGTAGCAAAGTCCTTGCCTGCCTTGCGGTATGCATTGGCAGAACGATCATGATAAAGGGTAAGGATCTTGCGTTGGTGAGGTTCAAAGAAAGTCAGGAACTTATCTGCCAGCTCTCTGATCCACTCAGGCGTTAGTGTATAGAGGTTCTTCAGGATCCTGTAATTAGGTCCTTGTTCCTGACCGAATACCAGGCTCATCATATTGCCGGCATCGAAGCCGGCCTCCAGTGGGCGGTCATGTTGAATGTATTTCAATCCTTTTGATGTCTGTGAAATATTGGATTGGATCCCGTACTGATCATAGAAGTCATAGTCATACCCATCAGAATAGAAATGCTTCTGTGAAAGGGCTCCGTAAAAACGGGCACCTTTTTCAAGGCTTTTCCGGATTGACAATACTGCAGTTTTGAACTCATCAAAGGTTAAGGTTGCCAATAGATTCTCAAAGTATCGAAGTGTCAGGATATCTGCATTGGCAAAGGAACTGACAATATAGAAGAAGGTACTGTCTGTTCTGATCTTGCGAAGCCTGGACGCCCACTTGTTATAATTCTTAGAGATTTCCAACATGCGTTTAGGATCTGCCCCTTCTTGTTCACAATGGAATTTTTCAACACTGATTTCATTCAGGATTATTGCGGCCTGAATGATACGAGTGATTTGTTCTTTATCCATGTTCTTCTCCATCCGGAGCATCCAATCATCCTCTCCGATGGTTGGATCTGCCATGTCACTGCAGAACGTCTGACCCATGAAATAATGACTGTGGCCGTAAAGAACATAATCACCGCGAAGTGTTGGAAATAACTTGCGAAGTTTTTCTTCATGGAGATATTTGGATTCATCCCCGAAATGGTGAACTACAGAAATCCCGGCATTGGAACTTGGTCGGTCAAGAGAGGTTAAAAAAAACTTGCACCCGTTAAAAATGCTGATGGTGTGTTTATAGCTGAAAGTTTTGATATACGGTTTCGCATACCACTCCGGAGGCGCTTCATCAACCACATAATGGGTTTTCTCATAAAACTGCTGACGGTTCTCCCAACCCAGGATAATAGCCGGGACAATGTTTGTCATCAGATTAATGTAGGTATCTGAAACAAAAGCAAAACTTGCCCTGGGCATGTCATAAATTACATCTATGGTGCGTTTTGCCAGGATATCTGTACTCTTTGCAGTTCCCCTTCCTCCGTATAGATAAAGGTTGGTAGGCTTGAGCAGATCAATCAGGGTGGCTATCCAATTGGAGTACCTGATATCCGCTTTTTCAGGATCTACTTTAATCTTTCCCATCTTCAATAAGTATAAATGGTGCATCTTCTAATTGAGCATCACTGCGGACCTTAAAGCGTTCCTTCTCTGTGATATCCAGCTTGTCAATGAAATTGGCAACCTCTTTTCTGCTGACCGGTTCCATCCCTAAGTCCTTGAGGTTTATGGTGTAAATGATAACCTTGCGTTCAAGCAATTCCTTTGGCACCTGGAAGGGTTTCTCTTTTCCAACACTGCGTTTATCAGCCGCATCATTAAAGCATCGCCTGGCTTCTTCTATGAGGCCCATTTCAAGAGCAAGGAATCCCATGTTATCCAACCGGTCGGCATAAACATTCGCCCAGGCTTCAGGCTTTACATCGATATCCTGATTAAAAAAGCTGATACTTTCATAATACAGTTCGTTGATTGTCCTTCTGTGAAGATCTGGCCATTTGAGGGCAACCATATTGACAATGTAGTTTTTGGATTTCCACTTGTTTGTCAGGCACCGGATATAGTCGATTTGCTCAAAGTACCTGAGTACCTTTTCCGGAAGGTTCTTTGTTTCGCCTGTTTCGACAAGTGCCTGCAGGTTGGCGTAATCCTTTTGCTGCTGGTCAAAGAGAAGCTGCTTCTTATAGTTTTCAATTTTCTGAAAATGAGCATCTTTCTTCCACTGTTGAATTGATGTAAGGTTCCCGTCTTTTGCACGTTTGAGGTTGGCCATATCAATCTCAGCTTTCGCCATCAGGATCCCCCGGTCATAATGGTACCGAAGAGCGGAATCTTCCCGGGAAAATTCGGCTTCGAATTCGATCGGGTCCACATCGAGATACAGGGAAATCTCTTCATTGGTATAGCTGATCGCGGCCAGGTCAGATACCGACTGCAGTTGTTCAGGACTTAATTGCATGGAGGATTGCGTTTTTACGGAATTCGTACTCTTCTTTTGAGTTATAAAAAATATACTGTTCGTGTTGGGCATTCTCTCCGAAGTTTCCGGATCCTTCAACTCCGTAATAATTGCCTGCACTCAGCATGAGTGTGACCTTTGAATGATTCCAACAGTATTTTATTTCGATGGGGTACTTTTCACTCAAGGCCATCAGGTGATCATAGACCTTGACATTGTGGGTGCGGATTGTATCACTGATAAATATTACAACAGATAAAATGCGTTTTTGATCCACGTATTTTACCAGGGCATCAATGATCCGGATATTGATGGAGTAGGTTGATATGACCAATTCATCAATTATTCCGGATTCCTTAAAGATGTATGGAATGAAAGTGAAAGCATTGAAGCTTTTCATGGTCCATAAAAAGTAAATCTCCCCTTCCACCGGTGGCCGGCCAATGAGATTTTTTATGGACTCAATCTTTTCATCATGCCGGCGAAGAAATTTAGCCAGGTGAAAACCTGCGTTTATTTCTGAGGTGCCGGCCTTTGCCTTTTGCCCTATAGCGTTTAAATCAAAAAGTCTGCTCATTCGGGTTTCAGTAATCGGTTTACCTCTGTCAATTCCTCAGTATATGTATTGATCAGCCGGGTCCTCTCGGCTGTATTTTTTGATTTAGGAGCTTTTTTTATTTCCGAGCGGTTACAGATGATCCGGTGTTCAAGCTTGCGTTGTAACCGGAACAGGTCGGGAATACTCAGAAAGCGGATTTCTTCAATCCGTTCTCTTCTTTTAAAAATGGGATGCTTGCCCAGCACAGCCCCATTTTTATTGAAGTGCTGAAGCTCGGCCCATATCAGGCGGTTCTCCTTGTAATTCTCAACGATTGATCGGGAAAGATCAAGGATCTCCTTTTCTGTTTTTGCAGAAAAGAGCCGATCATGAGAAATGATGTAATTCTCCCTAGCGGTGAGCATGTCTGAAACCAAGATCTTCAATTCGGGAGGACAGGCACTCTC